AAACTTGGCAAGGTAAACCTGTGAACAAATTGTGAACATTTCCCCAATCTGTTCATATTTTGTTCATATTTCGTTCATAATTGCAAAACTGGCATAATTCTTGCTAGGTAACTATAACATTAAATTGTCTGACAATATCACACAAAGTCTGTCACTTATCCTGTTGACATATTAGTTCAAATGGACTATAATAAAACCAACAAATCAATACAGCACAGCCAACTAGGCAGGAGGTGAAAACATGAAATACAAATACAAAAAAATCAAGTACACAAATACTGGGGTAAAAGCTCCGGTTGTCACTTTGTTAAAATCAAGTCCAGAACTTGATAGAACAGACATGATAGAATTAAGATATTCAGACATAATCATAGTTATTTCAAGAATTTTACGAAAAACTATGTATAATAAAGCAGAATCAAGAATCGAAATACGGAGAAAAAATAACACTCTTTGTGCACTAGTTAGAGTGAAAGATACTATCAATGATGCAAAAATAATGTCTGAAAACTATTACATTTTTGCAAAACTTTATATATATTTGAGTGAAAAAATATATATTAGTGACAAAGAGTATAGATACTATGAAGAATGGGCTAAGATAGTGTATGATGGGTTTAATCATAAACTATATGATGAAATAATGGGGGTACTCAAATATGCCAAAGAATCCTAAAATCCCGACTACTTCAAAAGGTTTGAACGTCAATCCGAACATGCTTACTACCGCAGAAGCGCTGCAACTCCGCAGACAGCTTGCAAAACGTCTGAATCAACGTATGCGTAGGTTAAAGGCAAAGGGATTTGATTCAGAAGTTGGTGGGGCGTATGCCGACTATCAAGATTTACTTGCAAGATTTTTTCCGGGGAGATCAACCATCCCGGAAAACTTAGAAAATGAAAAATATAAAGGCTTGCCTAGAACACAGGTCAAAGCCATACAAAAAGTATTGAAAGAAAAAAGCAGTACCGTGCAGGGTTGGTGTGAGATCATAGATCAACGTCAAAAGACCCTCAGCACTAAATACGGAATCAATTTCAACTCAAAAGAGGAAATGAAACTGTTTTTCAAATCTGAGGTATGGAAATGGATGCAAAGATTTTATGACAGTAAACAGGCAATGAGAATCATCAGTCACAAACTGGATGATTCTACTGTTTCTGAGATCATAAAAGATTTAGAGAAGTTCAGAGCGCGAACGGATCCAGACATGGCTGATACGATTGCAAAACAACTTGGTTTTTCTGGAGAAGCAGAGGCTTTAAAATACAGACCATAGCAGGGGGGGTAAAATAATGGTAGTCGCAGGATATCCGGTTATTTATTTTAAAAACTATGATTATATGCGACTGTTTAATGGTGATTTTATCCGTAGATCCAACGCAGGTCATTACCTTGGAGTATATGAAAAAATCATAACCGTAGACACGGAAACCTTTGTCTATCTTAATAAAAGCATTGGTTTTGTCACAGACTGGACAATCACGATAGAGAATGATTGTTGTATTTATGGAAATCATGTTTCCGATCTGATAGACACAATAGACAGAATATGCACAACTTTACATGCTGACGACAGTCACCTTGTACGGTTTTTCATTCATAACTTGCCTTATGACTATGTTTTTCTCCGGAATCATTTTTTCCAGAAATGGGGAACCCCAGACAAGTCATTAGCTGCTAAAACGCATAAGTACATCTTTATGAAATGGACAGGACAGGGTATTGAGTTCCGGGATAGCCTTATCTTGACACAGAGATCGTTAGAAAAGCTTTGTAAAGACATGGGAACCACTGAGAAAGCTGTCGGAACATGGGACTATAAGAAGTTTCGAACGCCAGCAAGCCCACGTACGGCAAAAGAAATAGCATACGTCTGTACGGATACGATAAGCTTGTGCAAGGCACTACGCAAATACATAGATCAGAGAGGCTTTAACGTGGCGAACTGTCCACTGACAAACACAGGCTTTATCCGGACTAATGCCCGCAGGAGATCAAGAAAAGATAAGAAATGGCGTAAGCAATTTGAGCAAATGGCATTAACACTTGAACAGTATGACCAGATGCTTGACTGCTATCATGGGGGGTATACTCATGCCAACAGATACTATGTTAATCAGCTGATAAAAGAACCTGTCGAATGCTATGATTTTGCAAGCTCATACATTGCTTGGATGTGCTATTGCAAGTTTCCAATGTCAAATTTTTGTTATACAAATACTATAACATTAAAGGACATTATGGAACTGAAAGAAGATTATGCTTTTTCCGGCTATATAAGATTAAAGAATCTGAGGTTGAAAAAAGAATGTCCTATGCCCCCGCTGGCTTTTTCAAAAGCAAAAGTTTGTGTTTTTCCGGAAGCAAAAAGCAAAAAAGAACAGTTTCATGATAATCTTGATAATGGAAAGATCGTTAACGCTGATTTTGTCATTTATCCCTTTACAGATCCAGATTTAGAGGTCATCCTGTCAAGTTATGACTATGAATGGGCTGACGTCTCAAAAGTCATGAGAGCAACAAAGGACTACTTGCCAGAGTGGTTCACAGGCTATTTAATGGAATTGTTTTTTAAAAAATGTACCCTTAAAGGCTTGGATGAAGTGAACTATATGATCTCAAAGGGGGAACTTAATGGAATGTATGGTATGACAGTACAACGGATCATTCAGATCTTATGTACAGAGCTTATGGAATCCGGAGAGTGGGAGGCAAAAGAACCAGAGGACAGAGAGAAAGAACTTGAAAAGTTTTACCGGAATAAAAACAGCTTCATGCCCTACCAGTGGGGAGTTTTTATCACAGCCTATGCACAGGCTTATCTTTTCCGGTTGGGAGCTTGTTGCCGGAGGTGGCTATACTCTGATACGGATTCTGTCAAAGGTACAGACTGGGATCATGATAAACTGAATGAGTTTAATCAGTCCATCGTTGAAATGTCACAAAAAAGAAACATCGGAGTAGTTGAGTATAATGAAAAAATATTCCGTCTGGGTATTGCTGAGTTTGACGGAATCTATAGTGAGTTTATAACGATGGGAAGTAAGCGCTATTGTTACCGACTGAAAAAAGATGCATCATTACATCTGACAGTCGCAGGAGTACCAAAGGAGGGCATCTATTGCCTGGACGATGATATAACCAATTTTAGAAAAGGATTTATTTTTAAAAATGATTTGATTTTCCGCAGGAACTACCGCAGGGCGAATGATTGGAGAGATCCACACTGGAAAATGAAAACGGAGTATCTTTTTCATGACGGGATTAATGAACTGACCATTGACGGATGCAGGATTGAGTATGGTTGTGCTATCCGGTTAACTGATACAGAATATGAATTAGATCATACGATTCCGTATGATAAAGAAACAGGATTACCGCTGCCGTTTGAAATGGAAGATACTGTATATGAATAGAATTGTTATAAATTTGTAATACTTTTGTAACATAAATAAGTTAAACTGTATAAAGGAGGTATAACCTATGAAAAAATTCTGGAAAGAAAACAAAGAAGATTTGAGTACATTGTTTTGGACTTGCGTCACTTTTGCTTGCATGTTTGTAAGCTGTCAAGTCTGGATGCTGTTAGGTGATTAAGGAGGTGAGTAAAAATGATTGATATGTCTGAAATTTATGAAACATTGCGAACAAGCAGTCTGAGAAAAGTGAGCTATGAGGATGATGAGATCAGTATCATAGCATACAAAGTAGGAAATATCATTAGAATTGATGTAAAGGAGGTACAAAGATGACGGCAATTTATGAATTATATGATGCATTACTTACTATAAAAGATTATTGTGCATCAAAAGACAATAAATGCGAGGATTGCCCACTCATTGATAGTGATGATTGCTGTATTTTTATAAAAGAGACAGCACCATCAAATTGGAAACTGGTTGAACCAACAAGAAGATTATGTGAATAAAAGGAGAAAATACTATGTTAAAATCAAACGTAAAAATCACTTGCAAGCCATATAACGGTAACTCAAAAACAAAAGCCTTTATTGATCTGGTTCTGGATGATACACTCATAATTAAAGGACTTACACTGGTTGAGGGAAAAGAGGGTCTTTTCCTGTCATTTCCAAGCACAAAAGGGAAAGATGGAAAATACTATAATTCCGTTTACTCACTTGATAAAGAGTGGGTGAAGCTTTTGCAGGATACATGTGTGAAAAAGTACAATGACTGTAATCAGAGTTCGCAGCCTGCAACCTCTGGGGGTGGATTTCAGTAATGAATATCTACGATAAAAATGGTTGGTTGGATGTTCCAAGGATCGTCCAGCTTGCTGACAGAAATAAAATTAACTTTATTTTTATCATTGGAGCAAGACGAACAGGGAAAACGTATGGAGTCTTCCAACACTTTATCAATGATGTCTTTTCAAAAAATGAGAAGATCATTTACATGCGCCGGACAAAAGAACAGCTAACAAAAGTTTTTCTTCCGGAGTTTGACCCATGGTTGGACATAAACAAAGATATGAACAGATTTTTTCACTTCGAAAAACCAAGAGGAGAATACGGGCGTATTAAGATTATGGAGCAGACAGAGGAAGAGGAAGTATACAGAGGTGAGGCTTTTTGTCTTACCTCTATGCACAACAACCGTGGTTTCTCCGGTTCGGATTTCTCTGAAGGCATTTATGATGAGTTTATCCCGGAGAAGATTGCTAAGTCAATCAGTGGGGAGGATGATGCTTTTTTAAATGCTGTCGAAACAATCTCAGCAAATAGGGAGTTGCAAGGAAAGAAACCATTCCGCTGGTGGCTTGCTTCCAATTCTAACACCTTGGATAATGCAATAGTGCAAGCTTTTGGACTGCTGCCAATATTGGAACGAATGAAAAAGAATAAGCAGGAGTTTTCCATGCTCAAAGAGAGAGGAATCATCTTGGTTCTGATAAATGATTCCCCAATTTCAGAAAAGAAAAAAGATACTGCTTTGTATCGGGCTTTATCGGGTGATACAGACTTTGCAAAGATGGCTTTATCAAATGAATTTGCGTATGACGATGTGTCGGCTATCAAATCAGAGGACATACGACAATACAAGCTTATTTGTGTGATTGGAAAAGTTGCAATTTATGAGCATAAATCGAAAGCACACTTGTATGTGTCAGATCATGTTTCTGGATCTTGTAAAGATGTGTTTGAGGACACCCAACATGGAAAAGATCAATTCCGGTGCTTTTATAGCTGGATTGACAGCTATCGTCTGACAAATAGGATAAGTTATCAGAATATTTCCGTAAAATTTTATATTGACAAATTATTCAAATAGACTTATATTTTACTTAGGTCAACGTGGCTACATCGACCGCCGGAAGCGGATGCCGTGGGATGATTACCCGGAAGCGTTGACCTATTTAATTAAATTCCGGCAGAAAAGGAGAAAAGAAAATGAATGTAAATGAAATTTTAGAACTTGGAAAACTTGGATTTTCAAAAAATGAGATCATTGGGATTCTGAATGCTCAGAACATGACTGGGCTTAATCAGGTTACCAGCCCACAGGGTACAGAACAGATTCAGAATCTGGGACAGCAGGTTGCAAATACTCCACTGAATCTGACAGCACAGACGGGACAGGATGCAACCAATACAGCATTACTGACAGCAATCAATACTCTGACTGCTACGCTTCAGGCTGGCAACCTGTCAGCATCCGGGAAAACCGGAACAACACAGCGGACTTCTGACAACGTAGCAGAAGACCTTATGAAACTCATGAATTAAGGAGGGTAAATAAATGGCAAATAGTTTAGTAGTCCAGGATGCCTATTTAATCATCAATGATTTATACAAGATGGCTACTGGGCGTGAAAACATCAAAGCAGTAGATACAAGTTCCTTTGTGTCGGTTGGTGAAACCATGTTGCGGACAGGCGTAGAACCAACTTTAAAAGCATTAAGTCAGTGGTGCGGACGGACATACTTTGAAATGGAAAAATACAGATCCGGAGTATTCCGTTCCATCATTGAGAATAATGAACGCTGGGGAGCTATCACACGTGAGGTCATTTCACTTCCGTTGGATGCAGAAGCTTCACAGGATTGGAATACAGACTTAAATGAAAATCAGCTTGCAGATGGTCAGTCGGTTGACATGTATAAAATCAATGCCCCGAAACTAGTAGAATTAAAATTCTACGGCAGCAAAGTCTTACAGTCACATATCACACGGTTCCGGGATCAGCTGGCATTGGCTTTTTCCAACGAAGCAGAGTTTCTTATGTTTGTAAGTTCCTATATGACAGCTTACTACAATGATATTGAATCAAGAAATGAAGCAAAACGCAGACTGACGGTGCTCAACTTCATGGCAGGGATCTCCTCACTTGGCACAAATGAGGTGGATCTTGTAAAAGAATACAATACAGACTATGGTACAGAGCTTACAAGAAAGCAGCTTTTAAGTCCGGAACACCACAGGGATTTCATGGCTTTTGTTGTAGCACGAATCAAGAAAGATTCGAAGAAGATGCAGGATCGCACCACAAAGTATCACATGAATCTGACGGGGAAGGATATCTTGAGATTCACTAGACCGGAGAATCAGAAACTGCTCATGTACACTGATTTCTGGATTGATTCCGAAACACAGGTATTCCCAACAGTATTTTCTGATGAACAGCTTAAAATTGCTGACAAAGAGCTGGTAAACGGCTGGCAGGAGTTCGACAGCCCTGCTATCAACATCAAGCCAAACATCATTGATGCTGACGGAGTTTCAAAAACGGCTACGGCAGCAGTAAATCTGCCATATGTGCTGGGTCTTTTATATGATCGTAGAGCGATGGGAGTAAATAATCAGTGGATGTACTCAGCAGCTACACCTTTCAATGCAGCCGGAGGATATTATAACATCTTTGATCATTACCGGTTCAACGCTTGGAACAACTTCACACATAATGCAATCCTTTATGTACTGGGGGAGGGGGTATAAATGTTAGCAACAAACATAAAAGTACCTGCTGGGGGCTCTATCATAGTATCACTACCTTTTAAATCTATTGGTGTACGAAGAGTGATAATGAATGTAACTGTTGCGGATATACTCTTATATTATGATGATATTCCACTTATAAATACAAGTTTATACACTGCATTATATGAGTTAAATTTTGAATCATATTATGGGTTCCCTGATGCATCTCATTTTAAGCTTGTAAATAATACAAAAAATGATACATATGTAAAAATATTAATTGATACAGTTCCAGAATCACCTATTAGCACAAATTATTTCGAGGTATATACAGTATGACAGACACAATTTTGACAGTTTTAGGAAACTATGCATTCCCTATCGTGTGTTGCATCGGCATGGCATACTTTGTCAAGTACATGTACGACCAGACCAATGCACGAGTTGATAAACTCAATGAGGAACACAAAAATGAAGTTGATACGCTTTCAGAAGTAATCAAAAACAATACGATTGCTCTGGAAAAAATGAATACATTAATCGAGCAAATTGGAAAGTAGGTATAAACATGACAGCAAATGAACTTGTAGCATATGCTACTAATTTAATTGGTACTCCTTATGTGTGGGGTGGTAACACCCCAGCACAGGGACTTGACTGTTCCGGATTACTCTACTATATCCAGAAAAAAGCAGGATCAGAGGTTGAAGATATGACTGCTTCTGGTTATTCGATGATTGGAAAAAAGATTGATATTGGGCAGAAAAAACCGGGTGATTTTCTCTTTTTTGGTAGACCAGTGACCCATTGTGCTATTTATGTTGGAAATGGATATATGATCGAAAGCCGAGGAGGACGAAAAAACACTGCTGACAATCCGGGTATGGGAGTAGTAAAAAGCCTTGTAAGTCGTAGATCTGACTTATCCTGCATCCGCAGGGTATGGACAGAATATAATGAAGCACTAACCTATTCGATTGGAAAAACTTATACAACCAGAGTTGACCATTTACATGTTCGTTTTTCTGTCTGGGGACAGATCAAAGAGTATGCACAGCTGACAAGGGATGGCATGAAACATGCTTATTCCGATGGGTGTCTGAAAAAAGGAACCACAGTCACGGTAAAGGATGTCAAAAAGGATGAAGCCGGAGCAACGTGGGTACGTATTCCATCCGGTTGGATTTGTGCAATCACAGTAAAAGGAGAGATATATTTATCATGACAGAGATTGTCTTATATCATTTTTCCAAAAGAAAAAACAGTACCAAAAGACCAGCGGGACAGGGCACTACTGTGCCCTGTCTTTTAAAATCAAATACAACTTTTCAGAATCCAGTATTTAAGTTAAAGCTGAGCCTGGATAATGCATTGCAATTCAACTATTTGAAATGGGCTGACCATTACTATTTTATTAGTTCAACAGTTTCACTGAATAATGACATGGTAGAGATCTCAGCCAGTGAGGATGTGCTGGCAACATACCGGGCAGAGATCAGCAACTATACATGTTTTATCGAGCGATCTGGTAAGCAGACTACACTTGCCAATGACAGCATGTATATCCCAACAAATGACTGGGTAAGTCAATCTACGATTGTTGGTCAACCAATAAATACGTTTGTGAATGGGTATGCCCCAAACTATTTACTGCGTACTGTATCAGTTAATGGAGTAAACACCTATTATATAAGAGGTGAGCAAATGAAAGAGTTGTTCTCATTTATGTATACGTATGGATCCATTCCGGATGTAATGGAAACAGCATTGACACGTTTACTTTTTAATCCGTTTGAGTATATTCTTGATTTAAAATGGTTACCTTTTAGAGTTGATAAGTTCCTAAACATATTAGATACAGTAAAGCTTGGCTACTGGGACAGCAATGCAAATGCCTATCTGATAAATGATGCAACTTGTACTTTTTCCTATGATTTAAGCCTTGGCAATCCCTTATATGCTGATACAGATTTTAGATTTTACAATGCGTCTTTTTCAAAGTATAGCGTAAAGCTTCCATTTGTGGGGGTTATTCCTATCAATCCAGCAAAGACCCATAAGGGGCAGTTAAAAGCCACTTATAACTTTGATGCTGTATCCGGCATGGCTGATGTTTGGCTGACATCCGGATCTGATGAATATGCACACTTTCAATGCCAGCTTGCCGTTCCAGTGCAAATTGGGTATGCTACGGCAAATATTGGTCAGCTTACTACCAACTTGATAGACGTAGGAACAAGCCTTGTTTCCGGTAGCCCAATAGGGGCTATCACAAATACGTTGGGAGCTTTTCAGAGTCTAACATCTCCGGAGCCTAACATGGTAGGAACAGTTGGAAACATTGGCAGTATACTTAATAACATGGAAGCGAACAGCATATGCTATGCTTGCACAAGCATAGTTCCAGATGGAGCAAGTGAGGGTTTTGTAGATGGCACTGTACGCTCTATATCTGGGCTGAGTGGCTTTGTAAAATGTCGAAATGCGTCTATCCAGATTGCAGGATTTGAGGGGGATCAAGAGCAAGTTAATGGCTACTTAAACAACGGATTTTACTTTGAATAGAAAGAGAGATGATAGACATGTGGACACCGGTTAATTTTGATAAAATCAACATTTGCACAAATTACTTCCAGCCATCCGGAATTAAAGTCGACAGCATATATACTGATACATTTGATCGGATGCTTTATGAGCGTGTGTGCTCAATTTTGGATATTACCTATAACGGAACTATTGACATTGACTACTTCAAATATTGCTTGCTTTTCGGCGGGTATATTTGCATTACAAAGACAGATCTTTATGGTCTGATTGCACAGTATCCAATGTTGACAGGGTACAATATTTATTTCAAACCAACCACAGCTACTATACACACATATGCGAGCAACGCAGAGATTGACATGGAGGACATGGAGATCGGAAAAGACTGTTCTGTCATCTATCTCAGGCCTACTTTTTGCGGGATTGGAGACATCATTGGTTTTTACAGCTATAAGCTGGCACTGGTAGCAAGTGCGTTTGATATGAATGTTTTTAATTCAAAACTTGCATTTCTGATAGCTGCGAAAAACAAGGCAGCAGCACAGACGTTGAAAAAAATCTATGACAGCATACAAGCTGGTAATCCGGTTGAGGCTTTTGACGTATCGATAAAAAGTGAGGACAGACAAGGAGTCAAACAGGAAGCCTGGGAGAGTTTTAATAAAGATCTCAAGCAAAACTTCATTGCACCGGAACTGATTGAGGTATTTGAGAAACTTTTGGATCAGTTCGACACAGAGGTTGGTATTCCATCTGTCGGATCTGATAAAAAAGAACGTCTGAATGTACTTGAAGCAAGCAAAAATGATGCAGAATCTGTAACACGGCTCACTACTTGGCTTGAGACCATGCAAGCAGGGGTTGATATGACAAACAGATTATATCCGGAAATGAACTTGTCAATCAAGATCAGAAGCTATGAGACTGTGGAGGTGAAAACATATGGGACTTTATAGAGTAACGATAGTAGGACTTTATGAATGGAACAATACCCTATTTGACAAGATGGAGTTCCCGGAATCAGCCGACAGACAGAATTTTATCGACAGTCTGCTTCTGTCATATGGGGATTGTGAGCCACTTTATCCAGACTGGGATTTCATGTATAACAATGCTATTCCTGCATGGAGTAGGAAATGGAAAAATAGCATTGACAAGGTTTATAATGTGTTAGAATTAACTAATTATGAACCAATTGAAAACTATGATCGTAATGAAGAATGGACAGATAGCCCGGATATAACACGAACAAGTCAAAGTTCCGGGCAGGATGTAAATAGGGCAGAGGCAGGACAGGGAACCACTACTACTAACACTGGGTCAGATACAGCTACCAATGAAGTCAGTGCTTTTAATGATTCCAGCTACAGCCCGAACGAAAAAACGACGACAGAGTACAGGGGTAGCACAAAAGTACAAAGCTCCGGAGAAAACAAAAACACATTTGAATACGGAAAAGGAGAAACAAGCAGAGAGACAGGACAGAATAAGCATTACGGACATATTCATGGGAATATTGGTGTGACTACGTCTCAGCAAATGATCCAGTCAGAACTTGAGTTACGGAAACAAAGCTTTATTGATTATTGCACTGGACTTTTTGCACAGGATTTGCTTTTATTAACTTATTAAGGAGGGATAAATTATGCTTTTCAGATATCCGCACAGTGGATCACAAGATATGAATTTAGACTGGTTGCTTAAAGTTGGAAAACATGCAGACGAAGATCATGAAGAATGGACGCATATAAAAGACACAGCACAGACCATGATTGATGATGCTATTCAAAAATCACTTGATGATGGAGAGATCGGAAAAGTAGTAAATGATGCTACTACAAAAGTAATCAACGAACAGATTGAACCATTAAAAGGGCAGGTTGGAACAAATACAACTGAAATTACAAACTTACAAAAAAGAGATGGACTTTTTGATTACTCTGGAAAAACCATCATAATTGGAGACAGCTATACGGTTGGTTATACTCCTGATGGTAATGTGCAGCCATGGACTACAAACTTTATCAAGTATACCGGACTTAAGGACGTCACAATCTCCGCAAATGGGGGGGCTTCTTTCTCAACAGCTGCTAATTCATTCCTTATGCTTTTAAATGCTGTACCTGCTTCTAATGAGGTCAAACAGATACTTGTTGTAGGTGGATTTAATGAGTACGGAAGCTACTCAGAAATTGAAACTGCAATCAATGCTTTTATGGGAGTAGCAGAAGCGAGATTTCCAAATGCAAAAGTATTTTCCGCTATGGTAGCATGGTCAGTTGACCGGACGGACGATCCGAACGTGCAAAACAGATTAAAGATTGCAAAGTCTGTTTATAACACCCAGAGGAAGAATTGGCGATACCTGGCAGGGTCAGACTACATTCTCCATGCTGATGGGTTTCTTGGTTCTGACGGCTTCCATCCAAACACAACCGGACAGGAACGGCTTGCTACTTATCTTTCTACAGCTGTAGAAACAGGAGCATGTAGTCCATCATTTTACGAAGTTAGTGCAAGCTTTGAAGCTGGTGACTTTACACCAACTCCGGGATCAAGCTGGGCTTTTGTAAGCTCATATAATGAGAATACAAGCACTTTAATCTGGGGTAACTATGTTTGTTTACCAAACAGCGGAACACTTGTCTGTGACGGCACTGAATACCGTTTAGGGCGCATCTATTCGACTTCCTTTATCGGAGATCATAACGGATATACATGCTACCCAACCGCTGTGATCGTTAAGTCCGGCAGTGACTTTTTTCACATTCCTGCACAGCTTAACTTCCGAGGTCGACATATCTATTTGAGTTTGTATGATATTTCTGATGATAAGCATAACTACCGGACTTTAACAAACGTTACACAGGTACAGATTCACAGAGGATCAATTACCATGTAAATATAAAATATGATAGCCCAGCAACCGCTGGGCTATTTTTATGCATCTATCAAAAAGTTTCTGAGCAACTTTATTACTCCCCAGTTTGTAGATAGATGATATATTTCCGGATCTTTAAATAAGTGATAATAAGCTACACACCAGTATTTAGACTTTGTCAAGGATATTTCAACATAGTCTAAGTAACAAAGGTAGTACACGCATAAATAATCACCATTTTCGGATAATTCACAAGTATAGCCTTGCTTCTCAAGATCACAAGTGAGTTGTTTGAGGTTCATAACCTCTTTATTATAGTATTGATTGTATTTCATGTTTTCACCTCCTGCCTAGTTGGCTGTGCTGTATTGATTTGTTGGTTTTATTATAGTCCATTTGAACTAATATGTCAACAGGATAAGTGACAGACTTTGTGTGATATTGTCAGACAATTTAATGTTATAGTTACCTAGCAAGAATTATGCCAGTTTTGCAATTATGAACGAAATATGAACAAAATATGAACAGATTGGGGAAATGTTCACAATTTGTTCACAGGTTTACCTTGCCAAGTTT